CCAATCGTATTCAGCAGCTGAGATGCCTTCTTGTGGTGTAAGGCTCAGGGTTTCGTATCCTGAGTATGACTTTACAGTGTCGTTCTGACCGTAAATCAACTGCTCAACAATCTTGGTGCCACCAGACTCGGTGCGAATGCGACCCTTGTCTGAAAGCCAGTATGTGAGTGGACGTGCGGTAAATACGTTGTCGGTGAGCTTGTCACGGTAGTTAGCAAGTGTCGTTGACAACAGTGCATCAAAATTAGCGTTACCTGGCATAGTAGTTTCCTCCTAAAGAGTTATTAAGAAATACCTAACTGCGATTTAGCCGCAGAGAAAGCATCCCTTAGTGAAGTGATAGGTGCAGTATCAGAGGAAGACCCCTGAGCCGACGAACCGCCAGCAACAATCCCGCTAGACCGCTTAGCCTGAACAATCTTTTGTTCCTGCTGTGTCTTGCGTGACTGCAACTCACGTTGTGCCTGCTCTCTGCTATAAAGTCTGTCAAAAGCCATTTGCTTGTACACCGCCTCTAGGTTAGTAGTGCCTTGAGCTAAAGCTACTGATACAACTTCATTAGCGTCAAAGTCGTCTCCGTACTTTTGCTGAAGACCGCCAATAGTACGTTCCAACTCGTTCATCGCCTGCTGCTCCTCGAAAGAAGCTAAACGACGTTCCAGTTGCTTATACTGTTTCTCCATCGGGTCTGCCCAGATGTCGTCTTCCTCGAAGACTTCCTGCTGGTCCAAACCATAATGGTTTTTAAGAAGTTCAATAGTTGCCAAAGGGTCATTGTCCAACGCCTGTTGGATTGCCTGTGCAAACTGAACGTTCTTGCGTTCTTCTGCTAATTGCTGCGTCTTGCGGGTATAATCCGCTTGACGCTGGTATCCTGAAACAGCCTCTTTAAGTGGCACCTCAAGTTCTTCACCATCAAGTTGCAGCTTAACATATTTGTCAGCATAACTGTCGATGTCGATATACTCGGGGGTATACTCTTCAAAGCTAGTTTCTTCTCCACCTTCAACTTGTCCATCAAACTCGATGGGGTCTACGGCTTCAGATTCAAAATTTTCAAGTTCCATTTTTCTCCAGAGTCCAAAAAGGTTGCTCTAAATAGTAGGGGTATTTCGTTACATTGTATTTGGTAAACCACCCGTTGCGTTCTCAATCATAGCGAGAACCTGCGGTGGAATATTACTTGGCATTGGCATACCACCGGTAGGTGGCATTCCCTGCATCATCTCTTCGGGATTAATGCCCGAAGGAAGACCTCCCATTGGCGGAGCTTCACCTTGCGGTGGTGCGCCCTCCATTCCTGGCTGTGCTTGCTGCGGTTGAGCCAAGAACGCTTCTGGAGTTTTGACGCCAAAACCGAATTGGAGTACATGGCGTGCAAGTGCCGCCATGTCCACAACACCTGCGCCAACAAACGGGGCCATAGCATCAACCATTTGTAGTGCCATCTGGCGACGGAAAGATTCGTTAACCGGCTGGGTAGAACCTGCTTCAACTTCAAAATCAAACTCTCCCAAAATGTAGTCACGGTCAAAGTTAACCCAAATAGGCATAGCCATAGAGCCAACCACACGAGCAACATGCTCGCCAGTCAAGAACTGCTGTGCAAGACCAATCAAACGCTTAGCCGCACTAGCGATTGCTCGTTCAACTTCAGCCAACTTATCTGATGTGCGTGCATTCATAGCATCCTGCATCATTGCTGCTTCAGTAGCGGTACGGTTAATTTCCGATGCTCCACCACGCATAAACTCTGCCACACCAGAAATGCGGTCCATGTCCTGCATAATCTGGTTAGTGATATTGTACATATCGGGTGGGTTAACAATTGCCGGCATCGCCTGGACAACCGCCTGAAGCGGTTCGTCGCTGATAACAGGAACCATCACGTTGTCTTCATCTGATTCCAAAGCGTCACGGCCTGGACCGTCAAAAGCGGTTTCCTTGTACAGCCACTTACGGGAGAAACGCTTACGATGGTTCATCATCTGTGTACGTGTAGCGTTCAACTCATACTGAAGAGGTTCAATAGCTTCAAGTTCACCCATTGGGTAGAAATGCTCGGGAACATCATAGTTGCGCAACATAACAAATGGATGACCAAAAGCGTACGGCATTGGTGAAGGATTCACAAGGAATCCGTCACAGCCGTTAGCAAACACAGACATAGTGGCGCGCTTGATGTCGTAGAATTCCCACACATCAACATAGGCGTCCCTGTCGTCTTGTGTGGCGCGAGGGCGTTCTTCGTGTGAAGACCACTTGTTGTATTGTGTTGCTGCAGCATCCATACGCGCCTGACGGTTGTAACGCTGGTCAGAGCGTACATCCAACAAGGGACGACGTACTCGTTGTGCAATCCACTTGGCATCTTCAATGCTTGTAGCGTCTGGGTCTACATACACATCGAAGGGTGAAACGCGTTCAACAAAAGGACGGTCTTCGAGGACAACAATTTCTGTTTCCATCGGTGCAGCCTCGGCTGCTGCGTCCAAATCTTTTTCACCGGTTTCCTGGTATTCCATTTCTTCACCCATAGGTGTTTCTGAATATTCAGGTTCTTTTTCTTTTTTGCGTTCTTCTTCAACGAATTTGTAGCCGACCTTAAGCCATCCGTGACCAAGAATCAGATAGTCGTCAACTGCTCGACGCAGCTGCTTTTGACAGTCGAAATGACGCCACCAATAGTTGATGATGGCTTCGGTAATGATGGCTTTATCGCCATCTTCTGATTTGCGTGCACCCACAGTAATCTTAGGGTGGTTAACAGCCACGCTAGGAGCAATAACGTTGATGGTGGAGAATGCAGCGTTAATAAGCATGCGGTCTTCACTGCTGACATTATCAAAATGCTTGCCACGATACAAGTCAATCATACGACGCCAAAGCTTGTCGTACTTCTCTTCCTTGCGCCACTTACGGGAAGAATCAATCTTACCCCGATAGTTGGCGAGCATACTTTTATGGGTTGGACGGGCCATTAGGCTTCCTTGCGTGCGTAACCAATACGCATAAGAGACTCAATCACCAGCTGGATAGCAGCAACCTGCTCACCACTCAACTTAAGACCAAATGCTGTAACCAAAACACTTAACGAACGAATCAATGCTCGAACGTTACCTTGACTCCACTTGCTCATGCTATATCCTTTCTTGAATGAGGCATTGGGTCCGCAATATGCGAATCCAACTTATCATCTATCTTATCGACTTTAACAACCAGATGTTCTAGCAAACCTCTGGACTCTGCGTGTTGGTTTGTGTTTTCTTTACGAAGCTTTTGCAGAATCACCACCACAGGACCCGTGATGATAGCAACCGCAATAGGCACAACCCATTCCATGACGCATTACACCCAACGACTTCCATAAGGTTCAATAGTGCGACCAGAAGCAGCGGCATCATCTATGGCCTTGCGCTGGCGTTCCACAACAGTAGGACCAGTGAACTCGGCTTTGCCGTGGGTAAAGCCGATACTGATGGATTTGAGGTGGCATTTAAAACAAATAGAACCACGAGCAGGCTTCATATCGCCTACCCATCGAGAATCACATCGTTCACATACAAAAACAGTCATAACCTATACAAAAATCGTTACTTACGGGTGTTAAACATTCCAATAGAAACTTTTTCTTTACGTTCAGGTTCAATTTGGTTAGCAAACCATTCAAAAGAGTACTTAGGTGCCTGAAGGTCGGGCATATATTCTGGAAGCCACACATGTTTCAGCATTTGATTAGAAATAGCCAAGGCCATTACAAGGTCGTCGTGGGGTGAACCATGCATTTTGCCGTTTTCATCGCGAACAAACGTTCGCAATTCGGCAAGAGTATGCTCATCGAATACAATCAAATCCCCATCACGTAAAGCTTTACTTAGTTCGTCAATAGCCAAAGGTTTAGATGCTGCCGTAGTACGCCAACCAAGAATCTCCGTAGCCTGAGGAGCCCTCTGCGCCAGCCTACGCTGCCTGTATATGTTTCTATACCCCACACGCTGCAACGCTTTAAGCGTTGTCAAACCGTGGTTGTTGTTTTCAACGCCAACTAAGCAGTGGTTATACCAGTCGCCCAAATCAAACAAAACATCAGACCCAAACAAGTCTGGGTCAATATGTCCACGCCACCTAGCCACAACCTCGAGAGTTTCGGCGTTGATAACCTGGGCCACGCTATAGTCCCCATGCTGAAGACCCTCAGCAACGTCGGCCCCAATACAGTACACCTGCCCGGGTTCAGGTTCTGCCCAGACCGTCAATGGTCCACCATCGGCTTTAAAGTACGGACCATTATCATAAAGCAACGTACCCTTGATTCCTTCTACAGGAACAATAGCCCTGATGATGTCGATGTCGAACACAGGGCGACCAGACCGGACAAACGCTTCATCAGGGTCAGACGGGTATTCCTGGGCAAGCTGCCAATCGGGCAGCTGAGCCTTCTTGACAGCATACCAATCCTCGTTACGGTCACCAGCAGACCAAGGAAAGAAGATACCCTTAAAGTCGTTAGTGCCAGTCTGGGACCCAACCCAAAGTTTATGAAAGATGTTGCCCTCGCCCTTGGCGGTGCTTAGACAGACAATACGACCACCAACGTCGGCAATAGGCTCGATAGAAGCCCACGCTTCTTCGCTGTTGGGCAAGAACGCCATCTCGTCAATAAAGACTCGATACACCGACTCACCACGTGCAGGGTCGTTGCCGCTAGGCAAAGACTCCAAAGCCGACTCGTTAGAGAACACCATCTTCAACTGGTTGTCGGATACAAGGCCGGGGCCACGTGCCTTCATCCAATCAGGAAGCATCTTATATCCGTACTTAGATTTCTGAAGCAACTTAGCAGCCTCACGTTCCGTACGGCTAAGCATAACTTCAAAGCGGTCAGGCCAGAAGAACACCTCCCAAAAAGCAAAAGCAGCAGCTAACGTAGAAAATCCAATCTGACGAGCTTTAAGAACAATGCTATTGCGGTTATCTATCCAAGCATAAGCAGTCTCAGACTGTGCCTCACGCATGGGGAAAAGAATACGCCCCCGTTCAGGGTGGCGGATATACCAGTAGTTAGAACAAAAATACTCAAACGCATCAGCAAGGTCCGACTCGCTAGCATCTTCTGGTCCTTTACACAAACGCCACTCGCGTTCGTTCACAAGTTCACTTAGTTCCATTCATCCTCAACGAATCGTTCAATAGGTTTACGTTCAGCAGCACAAAACGGGCATTCATCCCACTCCTCGGGATATTCCTCCCCACACCGCTTACATTCAATCAGGTCCATCAGACCACCTTTAAAGTACGGGTCTCCTTCTCCCGAGAAGCCACACTAGCAATCAAAGCATCCAACTCAGCATCAGACAACTCAGTTAACTTACGGTCAGACTTAACCTCCACCGTAGGCGGAGCCATACGGTTAGTGGCCTGCAAGTACAGTTGAGCAGACTTGACATCATTATCCTGAGTAGCCTTGTTATAAAGCATATCAAGAACAGCCTGTGTACGCTCAGGAGAACCCTGGATATCATCAACCCTGTCTTGCCACTGCTGACGGAAATTAGGCTTCTTCTCCCACCGGCGTAAAGTCTTAACATCAACCTTTAAATGCTCGGCCATCTTGTTCTTAGACGGCGGCACACGCTCAGACGGTGCCGTACACAACCAATCCAAATACTCCTGCTGTGGCTGCGTTAAAACCAACTCTTCTTTCATAACCCTATAGGCAACTTCGTTACCTGGACGCACATAAATGTGCTAGATAAATGAGAATGATTCCTAGGTTACGTTTGGGGGGGACTATAGGGGGGGTAGCCAGAAAACCGTCCCTGAGACGGTTTCAACCAGGTTTAGCGGATACATCGGGGCGAGCCGTAAGCGAAGCCCCGAATATGTTACATCTTGGCTATTAGGTATGAATATCGAACACCTAAAGCCGTGGACTGAAATCCGTGTGACGTGGCGTGATGCCTACGCCCCGCACAGCGGATGGCATGAAGTAGACGAATACAGCCCCGAAGATGCTGTAGCAGTTACTATCGGAAAGTACTGGCCTGACTGTCAAGAGAACTATTTGACTACAGCGGGTACGGTGTTTGAGTATGAGGGTGACTCACCGAAAACGGTGGGCGACATTAACCACATCCCGTTGGGATGGATACTAAAGATTGAGGTCATCAATGCCAGCCAAACCTACCCCCAAGCGTGACTCACGTCTAGCACGTGCAGGTGTTAGCGGATACAACAAGCCGAAGCGTACACCTGACCATCCTAAAAAGTCCCACATTGTTGTAGCCAAATCCGGCAGCCAAATCAAAACCATCCGATTCGGCCAGCAGGGTGTAAAAGGTTCACCCAAGAAAGCAGGGGAATCAACAGCCTATGCCAATCGCCGGAAATCCTTTCAGGCACGGCATTCCAGCAACATCGCCAAAGGACCCATGTCGGCTGCATACTGGGCCAACAAAGTAAAATGGTAGCCTAGGAGTCCCTAGAACAAAAGT